TTCATACCAGCCAGTGAAGATAGGATCTTTGCAGATTCTATTTTCATCAAGAGCATCATAGCTGTCATACCACTCTTTCCATAAGACGAAGCTTTCTTTAGACTGGATGAAACCGCCTGACATTCTACTGATGATATAAAGATCATGTTTGAGGTCTTCCTTGAGAGCCTTTTCCTTTGGAGTCTCTATTGGATAACAGACTTTTTTCTCCCTATGTTCTACCCAGACAAATATTATTCTTGATGTTAAGCCTGTTCCGATAGCTGAACTTGGCAGGGTGCTGGCGATGCTATCAGGAGTGGTTGCAGCGAGGATATGAAGGAAGACTGAAGGTATAACATTAGTTCCTGAATGTTTTGTTCTGTATTTCCAAGGTATCTCCTGAGCGTCAAATAGATCTGTCAGATAAGTTATCATCCTTGTGTTCTCAGCCTTTTGGCCAAGGAAGGATTCAAACTCCTTACTTGTAACAGTCAAGGAAGCATGTCTAAACACACTTCCATCAGCCATCTGTTCATCTATTGCACTTTTCTCAAGATCATCCAAAAGAGCTTGAGGTGTTATAGCATCGGCTGATATAATTACATCTGGAATGTCAGTAAGGAACTTTACTCCGAAGGATATAGCCTGAGATTTCCTTGGCCCTCCTGGTGGCCCAACAAAGACAACGTACATATTAGGATATATATTTATCCTTCCAATTGGAAGGAAAACTTTCTTTCTTAAAACTGCTCCTATCACTGAGAGTGCTGTCCATAGGTGTAATATCTTTGCACTCTCAGTTTCTTCCATATACTCCTGATAAGAGGTAACCCAGTCGCTTAACTTTCTCATTTTATAACATTTGGAGCGTATTGGAGAAGTATTTCTTTTATAAGATTTGCTATTACTTGAATCTGCGGATGGGCGGCTTTAGAACTCCTTAGTTTAATGAAGTGTCTCCATTCTCTTAAATTAGCAGTCATCACTATTTCAGTTTTTAAGCAATTTGGTAAAACTGCTCTTGCAATTTGTGGAGAACAACCTGCGTCTAATAGTTCAAAATAAGTATCCTCTGCATTTCTACAGGCCTTTCGCCAAGCAATTGTTTGTCCATAGCTTAAATCTGGAGGCTGTATGAAGGTACATTCTCTTCCGAACTTCTTCTTACTATAATTACAATATCTCGTTGATTCCTGGGCATAAGATGCTATCCTATGTCTTACAATTTCATGAGATATTCCTCTGTCTGTTATAATCTTGAAGGATGCAGCTGCATGTTCCAGCATAGCATGATGACCTGAATCTTTTAACATGGCTACAAATTTGCCAGCGGAATCATGCGTAATTCTATCTTCGCTTTTATAGCAAGTCCTTCCTGCTCTTTCAATTTGTTTCTCTGGATCAGTAGTTATCCAGAGAAGCTCAACTGATTGATCTACTATCTTCATTTCTCCCTCCAAATGGCTTCAAGTAAAAACATATAATTGTGAATGTCTCCAAGATATTCTTCGATCCATTTCTCTGTAGGAATGCTGCCGGAAAGAATCATATCTCTTGTAGCAATAATGTGCTTACTTACCATACTCCATAAGGCATTTTGTGGAGTTGTTTGGTTCATAGATGCAACATCTTTAAAGTTGGAGAGTCTATCATTTTGAGATGAATATATTGTTGACTTATAGTCAAGTGTTGAAAGACATGCTTGATGTCTTTGCTTGATTATATTCATTAGTGCATCTTGGTTCATTTCATTTCCTTATAAACTATCAAGCCACTTTAAGCCTTCAAAGAATACCTTTATCTTTAATATTTTGGTTTCTTTGGTGCACAAGCTATGATATTACCAGATCATGTTCTGTAACATCGAAGGCAAACGAAGGAGACTCCAACCTCGATGTTATCTCCGACCGTTTCAGCCCCTGTAGTTGCATGAAATTTTGCTTCTTTATGATTGCAAAATAGTCGTACCACAAACAATCTGATAAACCTTTTTAGTGATAATTGATATCCATACGCATTTATTTTCATCTTACTCTCTACTTTTCTCTTCTTTGTCTTTATAGAGTTTTAACTTGATTCCAAATGGGTTGATGCTCTTTATACGAAACCTGAGACCACGAACCTCCAATTCCTCACCTACAGTGAAAAGGTCCTCTAAATTAGTAAGCATCTCAAACCTTCCTTCTCCTGTGTCCATAGTTTGTTCCTTTACTTGACCTTATATTTACTTACCTCTACTTCATAGGTGGATCATACTTCTCCAAGTCCAGGTCGCACAGGCTTGCCCACTCCTTAACTTCATCTGTCCAGTCAATTTCGTAAGTTGACCCTGCTGGGTCATAGTCGGTACATTTTGTGATTGTTCTGTTTGTTTTCAGTATTGCGGCTCGTAAAGCTCTTTTAAGTTTCTCAGTTAGATTATGTCTTGTGTTCCAATTTTTCACCAGCAATTCCTTTTTATATCTGTTAGGAAACTGTGCTCTACAGTCGAAACAGCCCATAGACCAGATTTCTCCTGTAGGAGAGAGATGTGATCTATGACAATCAAATCTGATGTCCTTTCCACCGCAAAAAGGGCAGGGTAATATTTTCTCATTCATCTTTTTCTCCAAAATTATCTACAACGAAATCTATGACCTGCCTCAGTGTTTATGCTGTAGATTTCTTTGAGTAGTTTTTCTGATTTTCTATTCATAAGATCTCCTTATTTCTATTCTGGCTCTGGAATTGATACTCCTTCTTCGAGCCACTCTTTCAGTAGAGCCTCTTTTATCTTGCTCATGTTTTGAATGGCTTCTTCAGCAGTCTCTCCATCACCCACAATGACATATCTGCCTAATTCAGGCAGGCGGGCAATAAGTCCTCCACCATCTTCCTCTGGAATTGATTCTACCAAAATCTTGTAAGGCAATTTTAAATAATATTCCAGGTCCTTATTCATGGTCAGCATTCTCCATAATAAAACCTTCGAGATCATAAAGAATTTTGGCCTTTTCTTGAAAGGCCTCTTCATTGTATGCAATAGCCTCACCTCTGTTTATACGCTCTTGATTCGCAACGATCATGCCTTGAACTTCAACTTTTACTGCCTCTATATTGGCTTGCACTGCAAGCAACCAGGATTCCATGTTAACCTCCAGGTCTTTGTTCATCTCAATTCATCTTGTTTGGCTTATTCTTTTCAGTACTTCTTCGCCGCAAACAGGGCATTTTGTTTTTGGCACAAAATTATTACCGTCCCAAGACGCAGCATGCTCATTGACAGAGCCATCATCATTATAAATATCTGATGGAAAAGGTAATTTATCACCATCTAAAACAACCCCACAGTTATCACAACTAATTAAATACATTTGGTTAGTTTCTCCTTTCCCACCAAGACCAAAGACCATCTTCATGAGGAACCCAGTCCCCTCTTTCCGACTCATGTATGTAATTCTGCTCATGCACCCCGATCAGGTGACAGAACACAAGCCAGCCTCCAAACTCTTTATCCCAAACTATCTTGTGTGGAGTTTGAGTTATTATCTCTCCATTGTAAGGGGTAAGCAGTTTGTCCCCTACCTTGAATCTTGGCTTGGTGTTATTTTCGTTCTTTCCACTGGAAGAGTAATAGTAAGTTTCACGAGTGTCTTTTATCATGGCTTTATTTTCCATTTGATCTCAAAAGTAAAGAGGACCAGTAGCATAAATACCGGCCAAGATACTATTCCTTTACAGCACAAATATATGCCAACAGGGTATTTTACTAAAGTAAATAAATCAAAGGAAGTGATTTTGATTTTCATTCTTGTCCTCCTTAGGAAAATCTTCATAATCGTATCCGCATCTTAGTCTAAAAAATTTTGCTCGGCAATTAGTAAGGCCACCATCGCAAACTACAAAGCATGGCTTCCTTGCCGGCACCATCATCATTATAATGCTCTGGAATAATAAAAAAGGATTCGTACGCTATTTCTCCGTCTTGCAATATAACTTCTATTTCCCCATGTGTATCTTTCACATATTGCAACTCTTTGATTATCTCAGAAATCTTCATCTTCTTTTCCTTTAAGGTACATATTTTGCTTATCTCTTTGCCCTCTCCATTCATTGAATCGACTTTGCAGATAATCTTTTAGATTACGCCAAACACCCTGCTCAAAATAACTTGAAGCTGCGAGTGCCTTTTCCTCTGTAAGCCTTACCAAAATTTCAAGGTCGGAGGGACTTAACTCAAGATCAACTCTATCATTAAACCAACATCCTGACTTTTCTCCTAAGTGCATTTCGATTCCTCCTAAATCCATTTAAGATATTTTAGAGTTTCCATAATATGCTTTTGCATATTCTTGGGCACTGAATATTTTTCAAAAGCCTTTGGTAAAGAATCTGCAAAAGACAGATTAGGGCTGCGTCTTGATGCTGCTTTCCAGTCAGCTAACATTTCAAGAATATCAAAAAGATTCATGCCAGAGAATTCATTTTTATGAAAAGCTGTATGATGACGATTGTTGGCATGATGATGCTCAATTGCCGCATCTAAATTTAATGTAAGATCTACAGTGTGTTTCATAGTTTCGGAGACTTCTTTGAATCTCTTGTCCATTAAACCTGATTCTCCTGTGAATCTTCCATCTGTTAAACCTGACTCTTCTATTGCTGGTAATCTTGAATCTTCTTTCATTGATGATTTGTCTAACATTTTTCTTCTCCTTTCAAGCAATTATTTGTGTCAACTTTCAGATTGACGACTGACTTGTCAGTCAAAAGCTCTTGCAACAAGAGACTGTTAATCTCTAATATCTTGTTATTCTGCTTAACAATCTCATGAGCTATTTCGACTAAATCCTTATTTGGAGGTACTATTTCTATCTTTCTCATTCTGTTCATCTCTTATACCTCTGATATAACTTTACCTGCTACCAAGAAGTTCCTCCTTTATATCTTCAAGAAATATAAGCATTCGTTTTCGGTCTGCCTCTGTTATTTCTTTCAGGTCTTTATCGAAAGTCTTATCAAAGACTTTCTTTGAAATATTATGTTTTCTTCGATAATCAATAGCTATGGGCGAGGATTTAACCTTTAATGTTTCTTTGCTCATCTTCCTCTCCTTTTTATATTTCTGATACAGTCTCGCCCATTGCCTCCTGCAAAATCTCTGAAATTCTGTTGGCTCTTCTCTGTCTTTAGAGTGCCAGTCGTAGGTCCAATGACAGAGTGGACTCAGGGCATCCATTTTCTGTGCGATGGTTAGTTGCAAGACCTTACTCATAGGTATTCTCCGTTTATAGTTTCCTAAACAACCAAAGAATAGACTTTACTATCTTATCAAAAACCCAGAATATTAAAGCCAAAGGAGCAAGGAGAACTACTCCAACTATATTGCTGCTCCAATGAGCTGAGCTAAACTTGATTCAGGATATTCTTGATTCTTTTTTATCTCCATGATATATCCAGCTCTTCCATCTCTCCCCAGTTAGGTCCCATCTTGAAATCTACATCTATTTTCATAATCTCTTGACCTACAGGGATTTCTTTTATCATACAATCTCTGAGTAAAGGAATAACAGTATCTACTTCTTTCTTTGGTATCCTTAAATAAATTGCATCATGAAGTTGAAGATATATTTTATATTTATCTCCATATCTTTCATAAAAATCTCTTAGAGAAGAATTCAATAAGTCGCCTACTGTTGTTTGTGGAATATAAGAATATGCTCTTCTAAAGAGAGCCTCTCCCCATCTATCAAGGAACAGATGTGATCTTCCGAAGAGATTTACCAAGGTCCTCGATCTTCTAAGCTCTTCCTGTATACGCTTGTGCCATAGAACAAGCATGGGATTTTTGTCAAAGTATCTTTTAAGCAAAGGCTTGGCTTGTTGCATGGTTATGTTTAGCTTATCTGCAACTACACCTGGACCAGCTGCATAGTTTCCGGCGTGTCTTAAGGTTTTCCCTATAGATCGTTGTTCAGAAGTGACATCGTCTATATCTACTTCGTACATTATAGACGCTGTATATCTATGGACATCATGGTCTTTCTTTCTTTCAGATGGAGACATCCCAAAGGATTCTTGGAACATCTTCATAAGAGCCATGTCAAGGCTTAAATAAGCCACTACAACAGCCTCTGCCTGGATATAGTCAGCCTCCAATAATACTTCATCATCTGATACAGTATATAACTTTCTTGCAGCCCCAGGTATATTTTGGAGGTTTCCTGGTCCATAAGGATCTATGATGGACTTGCTTGAAGACCATCGACCTCCAAGGTCTGTGCCTGTTATATTATAAGAAGTATATATCTTCCCTTCAGGAGATGTCTCTATGTCTAAAAAGGTGGATATTAACTTTTGGCACTTTCTTCTTCTGATTATATAAGCAGGCACCTCGTGTATTCTTGCAAGGTTCTTTAAAGCCTTTTCTTCAGTAGTTATTTTTCTATCTTCCTTTACACTTTTTCTCCTTTTGAATTGAAGAGGAAGACCTAAGTCTATATACAAAAGTTTCTTTATCTGGTCTGGGCTGTTATAGTTTATATCATTCCTTCCAGTTAAAGAGAGCAATTTTGCATCTATTTCTTTTAATCTCTTCTCAGCATCTTTTCTTATCTTATCTCTTTTCTTAAGAGAAACATCTATCCCCTGTAGTTGCATCATAGCTGCGGGCTTAATCCAGGACATTTCTCTTTTAAAGGTTTCTTCCTCATGATGGGCTTTTAGCCTATCTTTCAAGGGTTCTATTAAAGCTGCAGTGTTAATAGCATCTTGTACGTTGTAAAACCCAGGGTTTTCGTGGGATAGAAACTTCCACATAGGAACGTCTAAGCAAATACTGGACACAAAGTCCAGGCTTCTTGGTAGTTCTGGCCAGCAACAATGGGCTGCTATCATTGTGTCCATGTAGATATTTTTACAGTAAATATGGTTCCTCTTCCATAGAACGCTTATGTCATAAGTAGCATTATGGAAAACTAAAGGAACAGATGATAAAACCTTTGCTATCCAATACCATATCTCTAATTCGTCTCGTTCAGGAAATCTTGGATAAGAACCATCTAAGATTCCTAAGGACACTCCCCAATGAGGACTGTTAGAAAAACCTATTCTGTTTATATGAGCTTTAGTAGCCTCAATATCTACTGCTAAGGGCTTATTCTCTTTTAGAAGTACATTCTTACATATGTCTATAAAAGCATCTTTTGAAGGATCTATATCGAAGGTTCTGTTATCTTTTCTTATCCCCGGAAAAGTACTGTGATAGAGAGCCTTTTTTAGATCAAGAACTGCTATATAGGATAAATTCCAAGAATATCCAACAGCCTGAGGATGATAGGTAGGAAGGACTTTTTGTCCAGGAACAAGAGTAGACTCCATGATATAGCCCCTGGCAGACTTTATTCCTCTTATGCCTGTTAAGGCCCAAAGGGCCGTTGCTCCAAGAGCAACTACGACATTGGGCTTGTAGGTTTCTATATCTTTCTTTAACTCTTCAATCCAGGCGGATAGTTCTGGCTTGGGAATAGTTTGCTTTTTATCATGGAAGTAATATCCTATATTGTTCTTGGGAGGCCTCTCCCTTGCTACATTGGCTATAAGACATTCTTCCCTTATAATACCAGCTTTGGCTAATAGAATATTTAAGGTCTTTCCTGCAGGACCTACAAAAGGAAGACCTGTTAGATCTTCCTCAGCTCCAGGAGCCTCGCCAACAAGCATTATATTGGCTTTACAAGGGCCAACTGTTCCAATGTACCTTGCCATAAATATATTTCCTTATTGTAAGTTTTGGCTATATCTATCTCTCTTTCTATTCCTGCAGAGTCTTCCCATCCATCTAAAGTAAGGATGTATAAGACATCCGACCATATTATAAATTCTTTATTTAGAGACTCCCAATAAGAATAATCTATAGGAACAGGAAACTCGGAGTACATAGCAATTAAGTGACCATGCACTATAGGAGAGAAAACAAGATATCCTGCTTTTAGAAGAACTCCTGCAGCCCTGGCGGCTGCTTTTGCTCTAAGGGCTCTTACAAGATACTGTTCATGTGTATAAGGAGATGCCAAGTATACCTTAGTTGGCTTCATTTTTGACCTTTGATAATCTATCAACAGCTGTTGCATAAATAGCTTTATCTATCTCACAGCCTTTGCATACAAGATTATGTTGTAAACCAGCTTCTATTATCGCACCGCTTCCAAGGAAAGGATCTAATAAGACCTGGCCAGGGTAAGCTACTCTTTGTAAGAGTTCCTTTATTAAAGGGACTGGTTTCTCTGTAGGATGGAGCCTTTTATCTGACAAAACAGGATCACACTGAATCCAGTCAGGTTTTCCTTGTTCAATAATAACAGAATCTACTCTTCGACAATAAAGAATCATCTCATAGCAGGCTGATGGCCAGTTTTTGGGAACATTGCACTGGCCTATATTCCTCTTTACCCATATTATAGGTCTTATATGAGCATCCCAGTTGTTATCCACAAAAAATTTTCTTATAGTAGAAAAATGTTCAGGGCATACAAAAATCCAAGCATGAGATGTCGGCTTGGATATCCTGAAAGATTCTTTTGCCAAGATCTTGTACAAAGACAAACTAATTTCTGGATCATCAGAAAACTTATGGCCAGTAAGGGACTGACCGCCTGGCTTTCCTCCTATCTGCTGTTGAACTTCGTCTATGTTTATGCCGTAAGGAGGATCTGTTATGATTATATCTATAGAGCTATCCTTTATACTTTTCAAGTATTCTACTGCATTTGCTTGACAAACATCACAGCTTTGTTGCTTTTCCAAAACCTCTTGGGCTTTTTCAAGAGCTGCGAGCTTTGTTACAACAGCTTCGGCTCCTTTCACGGCCTTCTTAATTGCCTTCTTTGTAGGAAGTGTTCTTAGCTCAGGAAAATCTTTTAAGATTTCAGTTATCTTTATAGCCTCTACCACTGAGCCAGGTGTCATCCCTATGGAAGCAGCTGTATCTTTCAAGCGCCAGCCTCCCTTCCTTCCTGGCTGGGCTTCACCATAAAGTTTTTGTCTTATCCTATGAAGATCTGCAATAGCCTCAGCCTCCTCTGCAGGGGATAGATCTTCTCTTTGGAGATTCTCTTCAAGCTCTATCTCCCTCATTTGAAGCGGGCTGGCTGTGTCTTTATAAATACATTTTACTTTTATGTTTCCTAAAAGACATGCTGCCAGTCTTCTACCACCAGCCACAAGGACATTGTCCTTCGTTATGACGATAGGGACAAGCTGGCCAAACCTCTCTATTGAAGCTAATAACTCTTTTAGCTTGGGGATCTCCTTCCTATACCTTGGAAGATCCTCAGCTATCTTTATTTCCTTGGGGTCTTTTTCAAAGATAATAGATTCGTCCATTTTAAGAAGGTTCAATTATTGAATGTTCTTAGTTAGAGAAAAGAATATTTTCACAGTTAACACACTGAAACCCTGCTATAGGTAAGATCTCGTCCTTGCCAGACTTGGAAACAAGAGCAGGGACTTTCTTTAGTTGCCAAACTGTAATGAAGAATTCCTTGTTACAGTTGGGGCATTTTATTGTCGTAAGATCTTTAAGATTAACATTGATTTTACTGTTGTTAGTTGGCTTCATGTTAGTAATCCTTTTAAAGAAAGAAGATCTTTCTTGCTAATTCCAAGGGTTTTTAATAAAGTCTTCTCTTCTTCTGTCAAAGAAACAGAGGAAGTCTTCCTTCCCTTAGAAGATCTTTCAAGATCACGAGCCCTCTCCTCTCGATATTGCCTTACAAAGGCTTCTCTCTCAAGAGGAGAGAGCTCTAAAAAGTTATTATATAGCTGGTGGAACTTCATTTAAGAAGGATTAAATTATTCTCTCTATATCGTTAAAGTTCCTTCCTTCATAGGTTCTGACTCCAATCTTGAGATCCTTCTCAATTCCTATCCAAGAGGCATTTGCAATACCTTCTGCAATGGCAGCAGGAGTAGAGAGGTTTATGCCCATGATCTTGGCAAAATCATGAAGCATGTTGATCTTTGCCTGGCGCTTTGTCATGTTCCCTTTTTTGGTCAGTTCATTTTCATCTCCAGGCTTTGGGAGCCAATTTCTATAGGTTATCTGGCTTCCATCAATAGGAGTCTCTCCGTCCGACATAACACCTCCATTTCCATTGAGAGTGAAGGTCCAGACAAGAGTCTGGTCAGCTGCGTCGAACTGGACATCAGTAACATAGCCGTGATAGACTCCAGCTGGAATTAATGGAGCCGGCCTATACTCATCATCTACATTAAAATCCTCAGAAATTCCAAAGGACTCATCATCTTCAGGATAATAACCCTGCTCTTCCATTCCCACTTCCGTTTCTTCTGATACTTTTTTCTTTGCCATAGTTCTTTCTCCTTTCCTTGTTGTTATTTCTTCTTATTTCTTCTTTTTAGATATTTCATTACTTCATCATAGTCATTAGGTATGAAATCTGGTAAGAAATGATCTTTTCCAGATAATCTTGATCTGGCTTTCTTAAAGCCAATCGGAACAGTTTGAAGGAGCCACTCTGTTTTCTGGCCTGTTCTCTTAGTAGTGGCATAATAGACCTCTTGAAAGAGGCCAGGAATCTTTTCCCTTAACTGGCCTGTCAATAAAGGTGTTATGTCCACTATAGCGCCAGTGTCTTCATCTCTTGCAATGTCTATATGAGAGATGACGATAACATTACAAGAAAGGCCTACTACTTGTCTTAACTTACCTTCCATCATGTGCCTTACCATCATATAGTGGACATTCCAAACTGGGCCACCTGTGGCACTTCTCTTAGGGTCAAGAACCAGGGCTCGCTCCATTGCAAGATCTGTCATTGTAGAAGTTGAATCTACAATAACAGTCCTATATTTCCCTCCTTCTACATCCTTGATAAGATTAAGAAGATCCTTCTCAAACTTAACCCAGCCTTTCCAGTCCCTGGAGTATTGTTCATAGTCAAAGTCTTTACCTCTATAAGAGATAATTCCTTCATCAAAGTCGAACACAAATCCTGGGGTAGGACAGCTGGCTGCAAAGATAGATTTTCCAGTTCCATAGGAGCCTACTATCATAGCCTTAAAATGTTCTGTTTCTGGGCTGACGTTTTTAGCTGACGGCATTGTTAGCCTCCTTGATAAGGCCTGAGGTGCTTACTTCAAAGATGTTGGTCCTATCCTTTATATATCCTTCTGGAAGGATGCCTTGACTAACATCCTCTGTTAGTTCCTTAAGGGAAATATCCCTTTCACAAAGATCACAATATCTGCACCTTCCGAAAGAATAACAGCTGCTGAACTCCATTGGCCAGTTGTTAGTCTCCTGGGCCAAAAGAATTTCATTGCAGGTGGATAGGAAACTTTCTCTCCATAGGTTAAGATCCCTATCAGAGAAGATCTCTGGAGACCTTTGAAAGCTAATATTCAGCTTCCCCCAGGTTCCATCGTTCTTCTTTCTGGAAGAGATTTGATGAAGATTAACAATACAGCCTATGGCTCTTAGCTGAGGAATAGCCTTTCCTGCGTAGGTATATCCTAAGATTTGAGGAGACCTGTGTAATCTTCCAACTTGAATGGAAAGGCTTTGTGATGTAGTCTTGTGCTCCATTATATATGGAAGCTCGGACATCCTTACTTGCATATCCAGAATACCTGTAAAGTAGATCTCTTCTCCTTTAAGGAGGGGGAATCTTCTTTTCTCTTTAGGAGAGATTTCCATCTTTATCTTGAAGGCTCTTTCGGTTTCTACTACCTCTAAGATGTCCTTATCAAAGGAATACTCTGTACAGTAAGCTACAAAAGCCTCAAAGGCATTTTGAAGAGAGCGGTAGTCATCCTCTGGAAAAGACTTCTTGCTGCTTTCATTCTTCCAAACAGCCTCTCCAAAGGAGAAAGCCCGTTTAATAGCTTCTTCTCTTTGATCCCAACCTTTCTCTTTTATC